CTACACAAGGCTATTCGTCGGCAGCGTCAGATGTGTATAAGAGACAGGTATTTTCAAGACGGATATCTGAAATGCACGTTGAAAGAACGGATTGGATGTGAAGCGTGCGCACTGGGGAAGAGTGACAAAAAAGTTTTTGATTGCCAGTATATGACAGATTCAGGCTGCAATAAGCTGATCGAAGCAAAGAATAGAATGTTGGATGCAATCGCATCCGGAGCTGAAATAAAACCATGCGAACGGCAATGCTGTGCTGGATGCACGAAACAGTGCCAGTATCGGTGTGGTGTGAAATAAAAAGAAAGGAGCCAGCCTCCGGCCGGGGCAAAAGAAAAAAATGAAAAATATCAAAGAAAACAATTTTATGAAAAGTCGTTTGACTACGGATGCGGGAGAGGCGTTTTCGCCGTCGCGATATAGCCTGAAAAGCAAAAATGATGCTATATTGCATCCGTACAGAACTTATGATCTATTTTACGAAATCACATTTATGGTGCTTCAAAAGCTTGGCGCATATGAAGATATCGGGACACCGGAAGAGTGCGCGGAAGCCATGCAGACGGCACGGGCGTGCCAGACGCAGTACTTAGATAATATAACCGATCCACTCGAGCCGCTTAAGATCGCAAGTGCACTGAGAAGTGAGGTTTTAAAATTACAGTTTAGACAAGCAGAAAAACCAGAAAGCATTAGCCCATTAGACTATACAGTCATCGCGGCGCTAAAAGAAGCTCTCGAAAAGAGGGTCAAACAATGAAAGGTCTGATTATTGACTGTTTTGCTGGCGGAGGCGGTGCCTCCGTTGGCATTGAGATGGCACTGGGGAGACCGGTAGATATTGCGATTAATCACGATCCAGACGCCATTTTGATCCATAAGACGAATCACCCGAACACGCTGCATCTGACCGAGGATATTTTCAAGGTCAACCTGCGGAAATACGTCAAAGATCAGCGTGTGGCATTGATGTGGGCGAGTCCGGACTGCACGAGCCATTCAAAAGCCAAGGGCGGAAAACCGAGGGAGCGCGGTCTGCGTATCCTTCCATGGGCGGTGTATAAGCACGCCAAGGAGATTCTGCCGGATGTGATCCTAATGGAGAATGTGGAAGAAATACAGCAGTGGGGGCCGCTGGATGAAAAGGGATATCCGATTCCAGAAAGAAAGGGAGAAGATTATCAGAAATTTATCCGGTCGATGAAAGCATTGGGTTATATATTTGACTGCCGGGAGCTGGTAGCTGCCGATTATGGGGCACCGACCACCAGAAAACGATGGTACGCGGTGTTCCGGCGGGACGGAAAAGAGATCCGCTGGCCAGAACCAACGCACAGCAGAGAGAACACCAGCTTGAGGCATTGGGAAGAATGCGGAAATTATATTGACTGGTCAGACCTAGGCACATCGATCTTTAACCGGAAAAAGCCGTTGGCGGAGGCTACACAGAAGCGTATAGCTAACGGGATTAAGAAATATATTACCGATGCGCCTGCTCCATATATCGTAAAGGATAAGGATGCGCTGGCATTTATCATTCAGTACCACGGCGAGACACGAGACGGAGATTCCAGAGGACAGCTTCTGACGGAGCCGATCAAGACCATCGACACTTCAAATCGATACGGCTTGGTAACTGCATTCATCACAAAATATTATAAATCCGGCATCGGGCAGATGCTCGACCGGCCGCTGGGAACCATCACGACAAAAGACCGATTCGGACTGGTAAATGTGATTTTAGACATCAAAGGCGAGAAATATATCATCTACGATATTTTTCTGCGGATGCTGAAGCCGGAAGAACTGAAACTGATGCAGGGATTCCCACGAGATTATATCATTAACCGAGATTATAATTTCAAAAGTTACCCGGTTGCAAAGCAGGTGGCGCGGATTGGGAACAGCGTGGTGCCGATTATGGCGCAGAAACTGGCAGAGGCCAACTGCCCGTACTTGAAAGTAGGCGAGCGGGTGCCGAATCTGAATATCGATGACAGCCAGGAACAGTTGAGATTTGCGTAGGAGGAAACAGATGACAACGAAAGAGTTTGCACGGCAGTTTGGCGTATCAGAGTCAGAAATGTGCGAGATAACGGGATACACGCGCCAAGGTCTGTATCTTATCATAAATGGAAAAGCTGGAAACAGCAATAAAAAGAAAATCGCATGGAATAGCTTGAGAACATACGCAGCTCATCAGTTTGAAATTGAGCTGAAGAGAACGACATCGAATTTTGAAAATAGACTCAAGCTGGTAGAAATATATTTCAAGGAGAATAAGGATGAATGGTGAAGGATATCGTGATCCGACCGCAGACAGGGCAATTCGAAACGCCGTCCGCCTGCCGAGGCCAATCTGGAACGTGGTCAAGGCTGTGCGGGAGGTTCTGAACGTGTCGCATCTGGAGTTGGTTGAGATCAGAATGAGAGACAGGACAACCGGAAAAGAACACACATGGGGAGGCGATACCAATGGAGAAAAAGGCACTGGAGCAGTACATAGACGCATGCGAGCTGATCAAAGAGACGGAAAAGGACATTAGACGGCTGAAAAAGAAGCGGCAGACCATCGTGCAGACGAACGTGTCCGGGAGCAATCCGGAATTTCCTTACAATCCGCAGCACTTCAAGATCGCAGGGACAGCATTCACGTACGAGGAGGATGCCCGCCTGCGGCATGAGGAGAAGATTCTGGAAGAGCGCCGGGAGCAGGCGCAGCGGCTGAAAGTGGAGGTAGAGCAGTGGATGAACCACATTCCACAGAGGATGCAGCGGATCATCAAGTACAGAGTCTTCGAGGAGATGAGCTGGAGCCAGGTGGCAAGTAAATTGGGGCGGAAAGCTACGGAGGAGAGCGTAAAGAAAGAATATCACAGATTTTTTGAAGAAAAATGAAAGTTTGTCCCGTTTGTCCCATATGTCCCGATTCAAAATGTTATAGTGTATCATGGAAGAACGGCAGGAAGGGTTTCATCTTTTCTTTACCTCCTTGTGAATGTATTTTGAGCGGCGGTCAGGTGTCACAGCCTGGCCGTTGAATTGGGCGGCATCAGCCCATGGAAAAAGTCCGAATGATGCACGGTGCAGATTGGTACCATGCACCTATTGGAACGTAGCTCAAGGAGAGCGCAGAGACGCCGGCACGAGGCGCAGGTTCGAATCCTGCCGTTCCAACTCTCCAGTGGATGGAGATTCTCCGATTTGTTACTCTTATACAAGGATTCCTCGCAGAGATGCGGGGAATTTTTGCGTGCAGAAGCAGAAAGGCGGTGTTGCAGGATGGCAAAATTGACTGCAAAGCAGCAGAGATTTGTTGAGGAGTATCTGATCGACCTGAATGCAACGCAGGCCGCGATCAGAGCTGGCTATAAAGCAGGAAACTCACAAAGAGCCAGCGAAATAGGAAATGAATTACTCCAGAAAAATCCAGTTTCAGAAGCGATTCAGCAGGCAATGGCCGAAAGGTCAAAAAGGACAGGTATCAACCAAGACAGAGTAATCCAAGAACTGGCGCGAATAGCTTTTGTGAATCCGCAAAAAGTAATCAATTCTGAAGATGCTTCTATTCGAGCAGATGCCACAGAAGATGATTTGGCATGTATTCAGTCAGTAAAAGTTAAAACTATGGATGGTGAAAAAGGATCGTCAGTTGAAAGGGAAGTCCGATTAAATGATAAGATGAGAGCACTGGAGCTTCTTGGAAAACACCTTGGTATGTTCAAGGATAAAGTTGAGCTGGATACAGATATGGATCTCAACATCACAATTAATTACGGAGAGGACGATTCCGGATGAACATAAACGTCCAGATGAACCCAGGCTTCAAAGAAGTTGACCGCAGCCGAAAACGGTATATTGTTATGAAAGGCTCTGCCGGATCGGGGAAGAGCGTTGATACGGCGCAGAATTATATCCTGCGGCTGATGAAGGATCCGGGAAGAAATCTTCTATGCGTTCGAAAGGCGGACGTGACAAACAGGGATAGCACTTTTGCAGAATTGCAGGGTGCTATTTTTCGTATGTTTGGGGAGCAGTATAAGAGATATTGGCACATCAACAGCTCCAACATGATTATGGAGTGTAAGATCAACCGGAATCAGATCATTTTCCGTGGAGTCAATGATGAGAAACAGCGTGAAAAGCTGAAATCCATTACTTTCAAGCGTGGAAAGTTGACCGATGTGTGGATTGAAGAAGCCACGGAAATTACGCAGGCGGACTTCGAGATCATTGATGACCGTCTCCGTGGTGAACTGCCGGATGGACAGTTCTATCAAATCCGGATGACGTTCAACCCGGTATCGGCGTATCACTGGATTAAGCGTGTGTTCTTTGACCGGTCAGCTCCGGATGTTCTGACACATCAGTCAACCTACGAGCAGAACCGCTTTATCGATGATGCCTACCGAAGACGTATGATGCGGCGTAAGGAAGTGGATCCAGAGGGGTATCGGGTGTATGGCCTGGGGGAATGGGGCGAGGTCGCCGGACTGATCCTCAAAAACTATGTTGTCGAAGAATTTGACTGTTCACCGGAACGATTCGATTACATGGTCAATGCACAGGATTTCGGATTCAATCACGCCAATTGCATCGGTGAGGTTGGCTTTAAGGATGGTGAGTTGTATCTATGCCGGGAACTGTACGTGTATGAGATGGACACGGACGAGATCATCCGGCTGGCGGAGGGGCAGTTCAACAAGCGCCTGCGCATGTGGTGCGATTCTGCGGAGCCGGACCGTATCAAGATGTGGCAGAAGGCGGGATACCGCGCAAAAGGCGTGCAGAAGGAGCCGAACAGCGTGCATGCCCAGATAGATTACCTGAAACAGCACAGAATCCATATTTACCCGTCCTGCGTCAATACAATAAAAGAAATTCAGCAATGGAAGTGGAAGAAGGATGAGCGTACCAACACTTATCTCGAAGAGCCAGTTCCATTTTTTGATGATGCCATGGCGATGCTTCGATACTCCATTGAGGAAGAACGCAAGGCGAAACCACGGCTGAACAGAAAGGTGAAAGGAGGGATATAGAAGTGCGAACGAATTTGTATAGGCTACCGTCGGAAGAGACGCTGACAGATGCCAAATTGAACGAATTTATCATGCGGCATTCCGGAGAGTGCGCATTTAGATACAGCATGCTGCAGGAGGCCTACGAGACGGATTACCCGATCCTGCATGAGCCGTTAAAGCCCAAGTGGAAGCCGGACAACCGGATCATGGTCAACTTTGCGAAATACATCGTGGATACGATGAACGGCTTCTTCATCGGGCATCCGATCAAACTGCAGGTAGACGATGGAAACGAAGCGGTTGAGAAATATGTTGATTTTCTGGATCAGTATAATGATCAGGACGATAACAATGCCGAACTGTCCAAGATCTGCAGTATCTTCGGCAAAGGCTATGAAATGTATTACGTAGATGAGAACGGAAATATCGGTATCACCTATCTGAGCCCGCTGGATGCATTCATGATCTACGACGATTCCGTGCTGGAAAGGGAACGATATTTCGTGCGGCTGTATTACGATTCGAATCAGATCCTTCATGGAAGCGTATCGGACGAGACGAAGGTCCGCTGGTTTACAATCAAAGGAAAATTACTCTGGGATGCAGACGAGAAGATACACGGCTTCGACGGCGTTCCGGCATCGGAGTACGTAGAAAACAAGGAGCGTATGGGAATCTTCGAGCCGGTCCTTACGATGATTAATGCATACAACAAGGCGATCAGCGAGAAAGCCAATGATGTTGACTATTTCGCGGATGCCTATCTCAAGGTTCTTGGTTCCAAGCTGGAAGAAGACGATGTGGCGCATATCCGGGATGACAGAATCATTAATTTCGACGGGGACACCGAACGGTTGATTGTCGAATTTCTTCAGAAACCGGATGGTGATACCACGCAGGAGCATCTGATCGATCGTCTGGAAAAGCTCATTTTCCATATCAGCATGGTGGCCAATATCTCGGATGAGAATTTTGGCACCAGTTCCGGCATCGCCATGAAATATAAGCTGCAGGCAATGAGTAACTTGGAAAAAACGAAAGAGCGGAAATTTACCAGCGGAATGAACCGGAGGTATCGTCTGATTTTCTCAAATCCGGTCTCAGGAATGAAAAAAGATGACTGGGTGAAGATCCATCCACATTTTACACCAAATTTCCCGGCAAACCTGCAGGAAGAGGCAGAGATCGCGAAGAATCTGGAAGGTGTGGTCAGCCAGGAAACACAGCTCGGGGTGCTGTCTATTGTGGACAATGTACAGGATGAAATCAAGAAAATTGATACCGATCAGAACAAGGTGAGAGCGGATCCAGTGATGAAGCAGATGTTTGGCGGCGGTGGACAGGATGACGAGTAAGGAATACTGGCAGAAGCGTGAGACGGAGCATGCTAAGAAGAATAAGATGGCGGAGCAGGCCTATGCAGAAGAGATCCGGAAGACCTATGCATATATGGCAGACCAGATCCAGAAGGAGATCGATGGATTTTATGCAAAGTACGCCACAAAAGAGGGAATCTCGCTGGCGGAGGCAAAAAGGAGAGTTTCCAAGCTTGACATCGAAGAATATGGAAGGAAAGCCGCAAAATACGTCAAAGAAAAAGATTTTTCTGATCAGGCGAATGAAGAGATGCGGTTGTACAATGCGACCATGAAAATCAATCGCCTGGAGCTGCTGAAAGCCAATATCGGGCTGGAAATGGTATCCGGCTTCGACGAACTGCAGAAATACTTTGATCAGACGCTGACACAGCAGACAATAGAAGAATTTCGCAGGCAGGCGGGCATTCTTGGCAATTCTGTGCAGGAAAACGGGAAAATGGCGCGGGCAATCGTCGATGCGTCATTCCATAACGCCACCTATTCCGACCGGATTTGGATGTATCAGGATATGCTGAAAGCAGAGCTGGACAAGCTGCTGAAAACAGGGCTAATCCAGGGTAAGAACCCGCGGGAGCTTGCGGTGCACCTGCAGAAACGCTTCGGTGCAAGCCGGGAGGATGCAGAGCGGCTCATGGTCACGGAGCTTGCCAGAGTCCAGACAGAAGCTCAGAAACAGTCCTATATCCGAAATGGATTCGAAGAGTATACATACGTTGCCTGCGGGAATGCAGATGTCTGCGAGCGGTGCCAGGCGTTGGACGGTAAGCATTTTAGGGTGCAGGATATGATGCCAGGGACAAATGCGCCGCCGATGCATCCGCGATGCCACTGCTCTACGGCGGCCTATGAAGACAGCACAGAGTATGAGAAATGGTTGAAATTTCTGGAGCAGGGTGGTACCACAGAAGAATGGGAAGCTTCGAAAAACAGAAAGGCGAGATACAAAGACAACGAAGGCATATTCCAAACATTGGATGGCAGATCAAAGGGGCGAGACGTTATCAAACCTCGAAATATCATGAAAGAAATGAAAAAGTCCAGCATCGGAACGGAAATGTTGGAATATCTTCAGGAAAATGATATTCAAATAAAGGTATGGTACGGAGTTGATGTCGACGAGGGACTGGACGGACTTTTCGAAGATGGTGAAATCAACATTTATGCTGATAACACCAAAACGGTTCGTGAGACAGCTATTACAGTGATTCACGAGGCCACACATGCCAAAATCAACAAGCCAAACACCAAAAATCAAGAGTTACAATGCTATATGAACGAGTACAGACATCAAAACATTGAATTGACAGAGAAAGTTGTCCAGGATATAATTAATCATATAAATGATAAATATCCGAATTTGAAATGGGAGTGATTGTTTATGACGAATACTCTGAATATGCCGCCTCATGAGAGGGTAAAACTTTTGAGAAAAGGCGAAAAAGTTCTGTGCAAGAAATGCAAAAAAGGAATTATGATTCCTGTTGGCGACCGTGAAAAAACCAATACTTTTTACTGTGATTCTTGCAAGAATCAGTTAATTATCAACTGATGATAAGGAGACAGGACAAATGGCTCAGAATGATTATTTCGTGATTGTATACCAGGTACTGAAATATCTGTATGAATGCTTGAAAAAAGGGTGAAAAACCAGAAGCGTGTTACCTTACAGCATCGGCTTATAATATTCATGAGAATTATTGGCAGTATATCATTTTAAGCCTGATTACGGAAGAATATGTAAAAGGCATTGCTGTTAATCATACGAAAGATGGCGTTCTTTTAGGCGATCTGCCGGATGCCATTATCACACCAAAGGGTATTTCCTATCTGTTCGAAAATTCGTTGCTTGAAAAGGCAAAAAAGACGTTGAATGACGTAAAAGAGATGGTTCCGTTCGTATAAAACTGTTTAAGGAGTAAAAACGATAATGGCAAAGAATGACATGGAAGTAATCATGTATAAAATACTAAGGTATCTGTACGAATGCATGAAACTCGGTGTAGAACCAGAACTCGAACAGTTCGCGTGGAATTCAAAATTATTTGATATTCCGCAAAGCTATTGGTGCAAGATCATTGCAACGCTTGTAAGGAAGGGATATATTACAGGATTTGTGGTCGTTGACAAAACAAAAGACGCGCCAATGCTCCAAACAGACAGACCATTTGAGATTACGTTTGAGGGCGTACAGTTCCTGGAAGAAAACAGCCGCATGCAGAAAGCAAAAGAATATTGTACTGAAACATTCAACGTGATATTGTCTGCATTACTTGGCGCGATTATTTCATAGTTACCACTAGTCGAGAGGCCGGTGGTATTTTTATGCCCATTTAAGAAAGAGAGGATCAAAGAGTGATTGAAGTATCCGTTCGTAAGAACGAAATCAAGGTATCCGGCCATGCAATGTATGCACCGCACGGGCAGGACATTGTCTGCGCAGGCGTTTCCAGCCTCGTGCGGACGCTGATCCGCTCGATCGAGGATCTGACAAGGGATGAAATAGAATACGAAGTATCGCCCGGCTGGGTTGATATACAGTATGGGAATCTATCAGAGAGAGCAAGAACTCTGGTGGATTCCTTTTTTGTCGGCATCTATCTGATGGCCGATGAATTTCCGGAGCATGTCCGGATCGTGTAACCGATGTGACCGAAATGTCGTTAAACTATGATTCCGGAGCAACGGCACGGGGCTATTACAGAACGGGACGGGGCAGAAAGGACAGAAAAATAATGAAGCGCAAAAACAACCATTATCATTGGAGAATCCCGATGATCAACCTGCAGGTATTTGCAGACGGCGAAGGAGACGGCAGCGGAGCCGGAGACGGAAACGAGGACGGAGCTGGAGCAGGTTCTGGAGATAGCGGCAATGAGATGTCGTTTGATGATTTTCTGGGGCAGGCAGAGAATCGCGCGGAGTTCGACCGCAGAGTGCAGAAAGCGGTAAATACAGCAGTGACCAAAGCGCAGGAAAAGTGGCAGGCACTGACTGATGATAAGCTTTCAGAGGCGGAAAAGCTGGCGAAGATGACAAAAGAAGAGAAAGCAGAGTACAAGAACTGTAAGCTGGAGAAAGAACTGGCGGATCTGAAACGGCAGAATGCACTTTCAGAGATGTCAAAGACAGCCAGAAAGATGCTGGCAGATGAAGAAATCAATATCCCGGATGAACTTCTGGCGCATCTGGTATCGGAAAGCGCTGAGGATACCAAGACGGCTGTGGAAGCTTTCACAAAGATGTATAAGGATGCAGTACAGGCTGCCGTAAAAGATGCCCTGAAAGGAAATGCCCCAAAGGGCGGATCCGGCGGAAAAGGCGCTGTGACAAAAGAACAGATTCTTGCAGTCAGCAACCCAATTGAACGGCAGCGGCTGATTGCGGAAAATATTGCATTATTTCAGTAGGAGGAAAACAGCATGCATAGAATTGGAAAATTAGGGCTGCAGGTATTTGCGGCACCGGATAACATGACAGGTCAGGCACAGATCCAGGTAAAAGCCCGCGAGATTGATTTCGTAACATCTTTCGGTAAAAATATCCAGGCACTGCTTGATGTCCTGGGCATTATCCGGATGATCAAGAAAGACAACAATACCGTTTTAAAGACAAAAAAAGTGACAGGAAACCTGCAGTCCGGTGAGGTGGAAGAGGGCGAAGAGATTCCGTACTCCCAGTACGCTGTAGAAGAAATTCCATTTGATACTATTAAAATCAGCAAGTATCGTAAGGGAGTAACCCTGGAGGCAATCGCAGAAAAGGGATACGATGCCGCAGTACAGGACACCGATGAAGAGTTCAAAACCGATCTGCAGAACGTTGTCATGGATAAGCTGTACGCACAGCTGAAAGCAGGTTCTCTGACCGGTCATGAAAGCACCTGGCAGATGGCGGTTGCTATGGCAATCGGAAAGGTTAAAGATAAGTTCAAAAAGATGAGAAGAACAGCTACCGGCGTAGCAGTATGGGTAAATACACTGGATGTGTATAAATATGTCGGTGCCGCGGATATCTCCCTGCAGACAGCGTTCGGCTTTGAGTACATGAAGAAATTCCTTGGCGCTGATGTTGTATTCGTAAGCTCTGAAATCCCGGAAAACGTTGTTATTGCTACCCCACTTAACAACATTGTCGGATACTACATTGATCCGGGCGACTCTGAGTTCGTAAAAGCTGGCCTCAGCTATACAACGGACCCGACCACTCATTTCATCGGCTTCCATGCACAGGGTACCTACGAGAGAGCAATTTCGGATCTGTACGCTATTATGGGTCTGCGCTTATTCTGTGAGTACCTGGATGCTATCGCATACATCTCTGTTGGTGGAACGGATACACAGACTCTTGGAAAACTGACCGTAACGGCGGCAGAAGGATCTGAAACAGGAAAAACAAAGATCTCCGTAAAAGAGCAGCTGATGTCTATGAAAAACTGCTGGAAGTACAAAGATGCGGCATCCGCGACTACCGTGAAATACGGCGATGACGTGAAAAACTGGAGCAAATGGGATGGAGAATCCGAAATTGCATCTACAGCGGCCCATCACATCACGCTGGTTGAGTGCGACCAGAACTACAAAGCAGTTCGTTCCGGCGACGTAACAGTAGCTGTGAAGAGCTGAGAAAGGGTGATGGTATATGTACAGAGTAATCGAGTATTTTACTGATTTGCAGGACGATGACCATGAATACAGAGCAGGCGATACCTTCCCGCGTGAGGATCTTAAGGTATCCGAAGCCCGCCTGGCAGAGCTTGCATCTGCTGAAAATCTGCGTGGTATCCCGCTGATCGAGCTGGTGGAGCCGGAAAAGGCAGGCAAAGGGAAAAGCAAGAATAAGGCAGTAGATTCCTTGGCAGAGTAGGAGGCAGCCTATGATCGAAGATCTGAAACTGCTTCTTGGGATGGAAGATACAGACAAAAAGACAGAACAGCAGTTACAGCTGATTCTGAATGCCACGAAACAGCGGCTGAAATTTCTTCTTGGCGGTCTGGAGCCGCCGGAAGAGATGGAATACATCATATTGGATGTTTCGGTCATTCGATTCAACCGGATCGGCTCGGAAGGGCTCTCCTCTCACAGCGTTGAGGGTGAGAGCCTTTCCTGGTCTGAAAATGATTTTGCCGGGTACATGGATGATATTCAGTCTTATCTGGACAGCCAGCGGGAGGCAAGGAAGGGAAAGGTGAAGTTTCTGTGAGATACGATACGCCAATTTTCTTCCAGCGAGTCCTGCCGGGTGAGTATGATCCAACGACTGGAAACTATGCCGACGATCAGGTAACAGAGGTGCGGAAAATGGCATCTGTGATGGATACGCGGGCGGAAATCATGCAGATCGTATACGGTGGGATCCGTCAGGGCAGCGTGACAGTGCAGCTCCAGAACCATTATCAGAAGCCGTTTGACAGGATCCGGATTGGAAACACGACCTACAAAGTGGACTATACGCGGAAATTGCGTGTAAAACAGACATTCATACTATCGGAGGTGGTCTGATGCCGAAAATCAAGCTGGAAGGAATGGAAAAACTGCAGGTTAAACTGAAAAAAAACGTGCAGATGAGTAAAGTGAAACAGATAGTAAAGGATAATGGTGCAGCGCTGCAGGAGGCCGCACAGAGAAAAGCTCCAGTGGATACTGGTAATTTGAAACGAAGCATTGGACTTGAGATCCGGGATAGCGGTCTTACAGCGGAAGTGGAGCCTACAGCAGAGTATGCGGCATACGTGGAGTATGGAACCCGATATATGAACGCACAGCCGTATATGCGCCCTTCCTATACAGCACAGAAAGAGAAATTCAAATCTGATCTGAAAAAGCTTACGAGGTGACACGATGGATCCACAGCAGGAATTATTCAGTGCATTGCTTCTGGAATTGAAAAAACAGTATCCAGGCAGTGTGTATGACACGTTTTTACCGTCGGAAGGCACACCATATCCGTTTGTCTATCTGGCAGACAGTGATTTGAATGACAGAGCCAATAAAACAGCCGTGTTCGGCATTGTAAGCCAGACAATCCACGTCTGGCACGACAATCCGCGGCAGCGAGGCACAGTTTCACAGATGATTCTGCAGATCAAGCAGATTTGCAGACAACTGGAACATACCGGCAGCTTCTCCTGGTCCGTGCAGGACTTGAATCAGAGAATATTGCCGGACACAACTACCAACCAGCCACTTCTTCACGGCATCGTGGAAGTGACTTTTTTATTCAGTTAGGAGAACAGCATGAGAAATACAATGAATTTGCAGTTATTTGCAGATGCGGTACGCGGTAACAAGATCGTATACCTGTACAGAATTGAAAAGGATGCAGCCAAAAATGCAGCTGCTGCATTGGCATTCACCACGGAAAACGGTCGGACTGTAAGCAAAGATGCCGATACTACCGAAACCAAAGATGGTTCAATCCGAACACCGGGAAAAACAGAGGTTGAGATTACAGCGACCAGTATCCTTGCAAAAGGTGATACTTTGCTAGATTCCCTTGAAGACGCCATGGTGAATGATGAAAAAATTGAGATCTGGGAAGCCAATCTTGACGAACCGGCATCTGCCGATGCCAATAAATTTAAGGGAAAATACTTCCAGGGCTATATCACTGAGCTGAAAAAGACTTCGAACGCCGAAGACATGGTGGAAGTATCCCTTACTTTTGGAATCAATGGAACCGGTCAGAAAGGTGACGTAACTGTAACGACCGAACAGCAGGAAATTGCTTCCTATGTATTCAAGGATACAACAAAAACAGAAGCGTAAAAGAACAGTTGAGGGCGAGAAATCGTCCTCTTTTTGAAAAGTAAAGGAGAAAAACGATATGGAACTTACAATCAATGGACAGGTGTATCAATTTAATTTTGGCATGGGATTTATGAGAGAAATGAATAAAAAAGTAACTATGCCGGTAGACGGAGTAAAAGATGCTAAGAGGAATATTGGTCTGAGATACGCAGTTGCAGAAATCATGGACGGCGACATAGAAGTCCTTGTAGACCTGCTGGATGCGGCAAACAATGGGCAGAATCCGAGAGTGACAAGAGACCAGCTGGACGGGTATATTGATGACCCAGAAACGGATATTGATAAACTTTTCGAGGATACGCTGGGTTTCTTAAAGACAGCCAATGCTACGAAGAAGACGGTTGCAGAAATCGAGAAAGCAGTGGCGGAGGAGAAGGAACGTCAGGAGACGCTGAAAAAGACTCTGGAAGAATTCCAGAAAAAAGCGCAGAGCAAGAAGGAACAGTAGATTTTCAGAAAATTTATCATGATGTTGCGGTAAACTGCTTCCGGTACTTCAATTTTACATCATTCGAACAAGTGGATCAGCTGACGGTAGCTCAGTATAACGTCATGATGGAGGCTCTGGAATTGAAAATGTTTGATCAAAATTTCGCAGCGCACAGGCAGGCGTATCTTGATTTCGCTGTGCGTGCAGAGCGTAAAGCCGGTAAAAAGACGGTTCCGGTCTATAAAAAGTTCCGGAAATTCTTCGATTATGAACGGGAACTTGAAAATTTGAAAAAACGCAGAACAAAAAGGACAGACCCTCGTTTTGCTGGAATTTCCAAACTGATTCAGAAAGGAGATGGTGAAAACGGCAGAGTCTTATAGTGTGAAAGCAGTTTTATCTGCGGTAGATAGCAATTTCTCTTCGACGATGAAATCGTGTAGCGATACAGCAGAACGGCTGCGCGGTACCATATCCAGCGGACTTGGATTCGGCGCAATGGCGGCGATTGGAGGTAAGGCAGTTACAGCTGTCGGGAGCGCACTTAAAAGTGTGACAACAAGTGCAGTAAGCGCAGGTATGAGCTTTGAAAATGCGATGTCTTCCGTGGCGGCCATTTCTGGAGCTACAGGAACAAATTTTGAGAGTTTGTCTAAAAAAGCTAAAGAAATGGGCGCAAGCACGAAATATACAGCTACAGAAGCGGCTAATGCAATGGAGTATATGGCAATGGCCGGATGGAAAACTGAGGACATGCTTTCTGGTATTGACGGAATCATGAATCTGGCCGCAGCATCTGGCAGTGATCTGGCAAGAACGTCGGATATTGTGACGGATGCCTTGACAGCATTTGGAAAGCAGGCTAAAGACAGTGGAGAATTTGCTGATGTATTGGCAGCCGCTTCTGCAAATGCAAATACGAATGTCGATTTGATGGGCGAAACCTTTAAATATGTCGGCTCCGTAGCTGGCGCAATGGGCTATTCGATTCAGGACATTTCTCTTGCCACTGGCCTTATGGCGAATAGTTCCATCAAAGGAAGCGCCGCCGGTACGGCCCTCCGCTCTACTATTACGCGTATGGCAAAGCCAACGGAAGAATCCAGCATGGCAATGTCTGTATTGGGTCTTAGCCTTACTGATACCAATGGAAATATGAAGTCTTTTGGAGAGGTCATGAAAGACATGCGAAAAGGCATGCAAGGGATGACAGAGGACGAAAAGGCATCCTATGCGGCTATGCTTGGCGGTCAGGAGGCAATGTCTGGACTTCTGGCAATTGCAAATGCAAGCGATGAAGACTTCAATAAGCTTTCCGATGCGATCAACAACGCAGCTGGATCTGCCGAGAAGATGGCAGACATCAAAATGGATAATATCCAGGGCGATGTCACAAAACTGCAATCTTCGCTGGAAGGGCTTGGAATTACAGCTTTTCAACAGGTAAATGACAATTTCCGCGGTTTTGTTCAAAATATTAAGAATGCTGTAGATGAACTTAACCAAAAACTATCCGATGGAAAGTATATTGAAAAAGCAATTCAGTGGGTTGAAAAGCTCGGATCCGCGTTTAAAGATGGCGGTTTGGAAGGTGGATTGAAAGAAATTGGAGATCTTCTGGATGGAACCGGCGATAAAGTAAAGACTTTTGGGGCAGTTCTCGGGACTTTGGGTGTTGTTACCAAAGCAAGCGATTTCTTCCAAGGAAATACGTGGAAGTTGGTGTCTGCAGGTATTGGAGGCGTAAATAAAACCCTAAAAGAGACACCACAATGGGCAAAAAATGCTGGAAAAAGTCTCGGAAATGCATTCAGCAATTCGAAACTGGGAGGAATATTACAGTCCGCAGTCGGAAAAATAAAAAATCCATTTAAAGATATTCTGGATGCGGCAACCTTGGATGGCGCCAACGGGATACAAAAAATCGGTGTGCTGGGCGGAAAAGTTGTGCAGACAGTTACATCAACGGTCCAGACGGTTGGAAATTTGATTCTCGGCGTTGGATCAAAGATGTTCAGCGGCTTAACCCAGATCATGGGTCTTGCAATGAAAGCGTTGATGCCAGCGGCATTAATCGCCGTAGTGCTCGCCGGGCTTGGACTGCTCTATCAGACCTTTGGGTCGCAGATTGACAGCATTTTGCAACTGGCGCAGACACAGGGACCGCAGTTTATCACGAATTTGGTCAATGGAATGGCCAGCAGACTTCCAGATCTTATTCAGCAGGGCGGGCATCTGGTTTCTGAATTGCTGAACACAATTACAGCGAATCTGCCTGCTTTGATTACGGGCGGCGTAACGTTGGTTCAATCGCTGGTATCAGGATTGATCAGTGCCCTGCCGGAGCTGATTCCGTCAGCAGTCAGCATGGTAACGACACTTATTACAGGAATTGCTTCTGCATTACCGCAGCTCATTATGACTGGTATGCGACTTTTACTGGCACTGACACAAGGAATTACTGAGAATTTGCCGTCACTGATCGACGCTGCAATTCAATCGCTGAGTTCTTTTGCACAGGGAATTTTGCAGAATCTTCCTGCAATTCTGATGACCGCAGCTCAGATTATCGGAACATTGGCACAGGGTATTATAGGCGCTATTCCACAGCTTTTGGAGGCATTGCCGCAGGTGCTGTCTGCTATGATTGACACAATTATGGCGACAGACTGGCTGGAAGTCGGAAAGCAGGTTGTACTGGCCATTGGAGAAGGAATCTTTGGCGGGCTTTCCAAGTTTGGCGGAAAGATTGGAAAGTTCTTTGGCGATATCAGCGATTGGTGCGCTGGAGGAGAAAAAGGCGGCAAGAGTGTAACGTCTGGTGCAGCATCTGGAATTAATGCCGGAAGCTCGCAGGTATCCAGCGCGGCGAATGCACTCGGGAATACTGCGGCAAGCAGTACGGCGGCCGGAATTCAGTCTGGAATCGGAAGCGTTGCTGCGTCCGCCAGCAGTATAGGCGACACAGCAATCAACGCGATTACATCCGGCATCAATAGAGGCAGCGGAGCTTTGACCTCAGCGGGCACGAGCGCAGGAACAGCAGTTACAGAGAGCATGGATACTGGGTTGAAACCATTGAACAATATTGCGTCCACATCAATGAGCAATTTTTCAAGCACAATTTCGAGTGGCGGAACGAAAGCAGTCTCCAGCGCTAAAAATGTTTCAAAAGCAGTGAATGCCGCTCTGAAAACGACAGAACCGGCGGCACTTCGCAGTGGACAGAGCGTTGGAAACAGTATGGCAAACGGAATCCGGTCAAAAAACAGTACTGTAACGAGTGCATCACGCGCACTTGCAAATGCGGCAAAGGCGCCTTTGAGCAATATAAACACTTATTCTTACGGCGCTTACATCGGCATGGGTCTTGCGAACGGTATGGCAAGTCAGGTTGGCTATGTAAGAGCAGTGGCAGCACAGCTTGCGGCAGCTGCAGAGGCGGCAATCCGCGCGAAAGCACAGATTCACAGCCCGTCGCGAGTGACGGATAAACTCGGCAATTACTTCGGCATTGGCTGGGTCAATGGTATTATGGATCATGTCCAGGAAGCAAAGCAGGCGGCCATGGAGCTGATACAGATTCCGGAGCTTACACCTGCACCGGAAATCGGAATGAGCCTTCGGACTGGATCTGAAGATCTGAATGACAGCTATCAGTATAGCAGTAATGGAAAATATACCATCTATGTACCGGTTAATCTGGACGGAAGAGAAATCGGAAAGGCGACTGCAACGTATACACGTGAAGAAATTGAGAAACAGGAGACTAGGGAGAACCGAAAGAAAGGCAGGAGAATGAATGTATAACTTTGTAGATACAACAGAGCGATACCCAGGGCAGAACCTGCCTTCGGAGGCTCTCATGTTTAATGGAAGTTATCTTGAGAACGTAATTCCCGGCTATCGGACACTTTATGTGTCCGGCCGGGAAATTTTGGGTACGGAGATTACAGATCTGGAAACAGGCGTGTCTGACGGTACAAAGTATCGACGAAAGCGTTATCAGCCAAGGACTATTGTGGTGGGATATCAGCTGGTAGCCGAAGATAATGCAGCTTTTCGCAGTGCTTACAACAAACTGAATGCTCTTCTGGATGCAGAACAGGCAACCCTTATTTTTGCAGATGAACCGGACAAATATTATATCGGAACAAAGCAGGGAACGAGTGAAGTGCCGGCGGGAAGAAATGCGATCACTGCGGAGCTGGAATTTTACTGCGCGGATCCATTCAAGTATTCGGTGGAAGAATTTACGGTGAATCCGACTGCGGATGACGGAAAAACGTTCATTGTGTCGTACAACGGCACTTATCGGGCCTTTCCAAAGCTTCAGGCAGTAATGCACAGTGAAAATGGAGTAGTAGGTTTTGTAAATGACTCCAAGAAAATTCTTCAGTTCGGTGATCCGGATGAGTTGAACGGAGAAACATACAAAAAAAGCGAACTGATAACAAGCTATGCTGACCAATATGTCTGGTCACAGGATGCGGCGTGGAAAGATGATACAGGGAGCAACTTCTTATACAGTAACAGCAAGACGGCTGGAAAGCTGGGTGTCATGAGCGTAGACAGCATCAAAGGTCTGTATCTGGCCAGCAGTGGATATGTAAGTCCAAACACAAACGGCTGGAATGGAGCTATGAAATCTATTGATGTGGTAGATTCCAATGGAGCAAAGGGAGCGACGCACCTCTATTGTTACATGAACAGCTGGTTTGAAACTGGTCTTATGGGGCAGACGGGCTGCCAGGCGATTGCTTTCTGCGATGCGAACGGAAAAATGATCTGCTGCCAGGAGATATACAAAACCGATACGATCGGAAACACAGCGCACATGAATATGTGGGTAGGTGGAAACAACCCGCGTATCGTCAAAACATATACTTTTGAACCTTGCCATCGAAAAGATGCAAACCCATACAGCCAAACGTATGGCGCAAGCGACATGATGAAACATGGAGAGAAAATACGTTTTTTCTGGAAGGGCAGTTATCCGGAATTTACAGTTCCAGAATTAAAAAATGTGAAAGTGGCAACAGTGAAATTGTATTTGGGACAGTGGGGAAGTCGAAATACAGGAAATCAGCTTGTCACCAGAAATTATTTCCGCGGCATCTTCGTGAGAATTGACAATGTAGAAAAATGGCGTGATATTCCGAATAAATTTTCGGTAAATCAGGTTTTGACAGCTGACTGTAGCAATGGAGAGGTCATGTTACAGGGACTTCCGAGACAGGATCTTGGTGCGTTGGGCAACGATTGGGAGAACTTTTGCCTGCAGCCTGGAATGAATCAGATCCAATGCATTGCATCGGACTGGGCAACACAGCCAACATACACAATGAAATACAGGGAGGTGTTTCTATGATTTTATATTTTGCGGACCGACATATGAATGTCCTTGGGCAGGCAAGCACAGAGCTACCGAAGGGATTGTACATTTCTGATGATCTGAAAACAGAAGAGGTGGAAGCAGGTGTTGCTACACTAGAATTTACGCTGAATTACACGGCGAGCACGCGGAATGATGCGAAACAGTATGGTTCTGTTGGCAATTATATTCTTCGGAAGAATGGCGATGAGCAGGAATTTTATACGATCATTACCAGCGAAGAAAATATTTTCAAACAGGAAGTAGAAATCTATGCCGAGGATGCCGGTATGGATCTCCTGAACGAGACAGTTGGCGAATACAAAGCAGACAAGGCATATCCAGCGAGCTACTATGTTGAAAAATTCAGCGACGATTCCGGCTTTGAAATTGGAATCAATGAGGTCAGCAATTATAACCGGAAACTGTCCTGGGAGGGTGAGACCACCGCTTCTGAGCGTATTTTGAGCGTTGCCACGCAGTTTGACGCGGAAGTTTCCTATACTTTTGAAATCGACCGGTTGAAAATCAAGCACAAATATATCAACCTGCATAAGAAGCGCGGCGTAGATCAGGGGCGAGAACTTCGGATCAACCGGGAAGTGAAAAATATCATTGTAAAAAGTTCAGTAGAAGATCTGGCTACGGCACTTTCCGTTACCGGCGGATATCCGGAAGACAGTGAAACGCCGATCAATCTGAAAGGGTATAAGTATGATGACGGCGATATATATCTGTCCGGCAGTACGATTTATTCCCGGAGCGCAGTGGCCAAATGGAGCCGGTATCTTTCCGAAAAAGGAAATGGAACCGGTCATATTGTCCAGACTTACACCTATGATACGTTAAGTCAGTCAGAGTTGTGCAATCGTGCCGTATCAAAGCTGAAAAAGATCTATGATGCAGCCGTATCCTACGAAGTGGAACTGGCGTATCTGCCGGATGGAATCAAGATCGGCGATACAGTGAACATTGTAGATGATGCCGGAGAACTGTATTTGTCTGCAAGAATCATGAAACTGGAGTCCTCCATTTGCAATGATGAGTACACGGCAACGCTGGGCGAATACAAGCTGAAATCGAGTGGAATTTCAGAAAAGATGGAGAGCCTGGCTGCACAGTTTGAAAAACTGGCAAAGAACCGGACGTTTTACACTTGGGTTGTGTTTGCTGATACGGAAACGGGCGGCGGAATATCGCTCAAATCAGCTGGAAAGACATACATGGGTATCGCATACAATCAGACGACAAAACAGCCGGTACTTACAGACCCGAGCATCTATACCTGGGTAAAGGTTGTTGGAGAGCAGGGAATTGCGGGAGAGCCCGGAAAGAATGGTCTGACTAGTTTCTTCCATGTGAGATATGCTGATGTTCCGAACCCGACAGCAAATCAGTTGCGGAAGGATACAGGAAAATATATCGGTACCTACGTGGACTATATATTGGAGGACAGTACAGATCCGACCAAGTACACCTGGCGAAAATTTCAGGGCGATGACGGAGAGGACGGCGCCGATGGAACCCCTGGAGAAAACGGTGCGAATGGTGAAACCAGTTATCTGCATATCGCTTATGCAACAAGCGCGGATGGAAAGACAGGCTTTTCGACAACCAACGCCGTCGATAAAACGTATATAGGCCAATACGTGGATTTTACCAAGGCTGACAGCACCAATCCGGCGAAGTATCATTGGAGCAAATTTCAGGGGCCGAAAGGAGATAAGGGAGATCCGGGCGAGCAAGGACTGCGCGGCCTGCAGGGCGATAAGGGTGACCAGGGAATTCAGGGACCCAAAGGCGCTGACGGAAAAGATGGAAAAACGACGTATTTTCACATCAAATATTCTGCGGTTTCGAATCCGACCTCTGCGTCTCAGATGACAGAGACACCGTCAAAATACATTGGAACGTATGTGGATTTTACACAGACGGATTCGGATGATCCGAAGAAGTACAGCTGGCAGCAGCTGGAAGGTTCGCAGGGGCCACAGGGAAAACAGGGAATTTCAGGTACCAATGGAGCAGACGGGAAAACCAGTTATCTGCACATCAAATATAGTAATGACGGTGGGAAGACATTCACATCAAAGAATGGAGAAACTATGGGCGCCTACATTGGAACATGTGTTGACTTCGAGGTTAACGACCCAACAACTGTTGAATCTTACTCATGGGCACGAATTAGAGGAGATCAAGGCCCACAGGGACTGCAGGGAGTTCAAGGAGAGCAAGGAAAACAGGGAATTCAGGGAGAACCTGGAAAAGATGGAAAGACAACCTATTTCCATATCAAATACAGCTCAATTGCCAACCCGACTTTACCAAGTCAGATGAGTGAGATAGCTGATACATACATCGGGACTTATACAGATTTTACAGAGGCTGATTCAACAGATCCGAAAAAGTATACATGGCATCGTCTTGAGGGAATTCAGGGAGAGCAGGGAAAACAGGGAATCCAAGGATCGACGGGTGCTGATGGTAAAACCTCATATTTGCACATCAAATATTCGAACGATGCCGGTAAAACGTTTACTGGAAATGAGGGAGAAGATAGCGGCGAATATATTGGCACTTGTGTTGATTTCAACAAAAATGATCCGACTACTGTTACTGCATATAAGTGGTCAAAAATGAAGGGTGAAGTCGGAGCAACTGGAGCCGCTGGCAAGGATGGAATTGTCATAAGTATTACCGGAAGTAATGGCTTTACCTTTAAGAACAGTCGAGGCAGCACCGCATTGACTGCTCACGTTTTTAAAGGTGGTGTTGAGCAGGAAATCACAGATGGCGGTATTTGTGGATCACTCGGAATAATCAGATGGTATGTTGGCACTTCTACAACGGCAAAAGCTACAGCCAGAAGCATCACCGTAACGGCAGATGATATCACGAATATTGGCTCGTATACATGCCAGCTTGAGTAATGAAGAAAGAGAGGAAAATTCAAAATGGCGGCTAAAGCATCATGCCAGGTTACAATTGCCGATATTACGGATGCATATTCTGTAGTATTGACAAGTGAAACCTATACTTTCATGGGAAATACGTCTGGAGCACCAATTGGTTCCGCTTGTACGACTCAAGCAATAGCCTATCAGGGTGATACTCAGTGTTCGAAGGTTACAATTGGTACAATTTCATGCCCAACTGGCATTTCCGCATCGGTTTCAAATAACGGAATGGCATCTCCAACAATTACATTTAAAACAACAGCGGTTATTTCTACAGCATGTGAGGCAAGTGTTCCTGTAATTATTGATGGAATTACGATCTATAAGAAATTCTCATTTGCGGTTGCCAATCAGGGAGCTGGTTTTGGATGGAATCTATTGCAGAATACCTCTGGAGAATGGTCCGATTATTGGCAACCATACACCGGAACAAATATTTGTAAAGATATTGGCTCATTCGTAATACCAGACGGATGTGCAACAGGCGAAACATTTACAACCAGTATTGAAATAGAATGGACTGGTTTCAAATCGTCATCAGCAGGAACTTTTGCACTATGGTCACAAGGCTCGCCGGATGGCACTTGGACCCATGATAATCCGTTTGCAAATGGGTTATTTAGAATAACATCGGAATCTGGAAAGCAAATCTGCACCCTTACGAAAAAATGGGACGGATCTTGTAAAAAATACATTATATCCATGCGATGTGATTATTCGAATGGAGAGGGCAAAATTAGGTGGCGTTGTCTTAAAATTGAAAAGGGAATGAAGGCGACAGAATGGACACCGCATCCAGACGATTTAATTGGAGATACTGGCAAAGGAATTAAGTCGACAGCAATCACATATCAGGCAAGCGCGTCTGGAACAACGGTTCCGACCGGTACTTGGTCTGGATCTATACCAACAGTTTCAGCCGGACAATATCTGTGGGTGAGGACTATATTTAGCTACTCTGACAATACGACATCCACAATATATAGCGTTAGCCGTATGGGTGCAAATGGTGCTACTGGCAGTAACGGAAAGAGTATCGGATCTGTAGTTAACTACTATTTGGCAACTGCATCCTCTAGTGGAGTTACAGTAGCGACGAGTGGATGGACAACAGCTGTCCAGTCGGTGTCTGCGGCTAAGAAGTATCTTTGGAATTATGAGGTTGTGAAGTATACCGACGGAACCGTGGCGAGTACAACTGCGCCTTGCATCATTGGATCATACGGTGATCGGGGAAGTAAAGGGGATAAAGGTGATACCGGATCAACCGGAAATGGTATTAAGGGGATCGTGGAGCATTACGCGGTTTCTTCATCCAATTCATCGGCTCCTACGACATGGTCAACGACTGTGCCAACGATGACTGAAACAAATAAGTATTTGTGGAATTATGAAACCATTACATATACAAATAACACCACAAATGATACGGCTAAAAGGGTTATTGGCGTTTATGGCAATAAGGGAGCCACTGGAGAAGATGGAAAAAATGGTACAAATTTATGGGTAAATCCGCTATTTGAGTCAGGAAAGCCTCAGATAACAAGGATTGATACAAGTGTCACAGCTCCAAATGGCGCGGCAGTTAATATACTTGATAGCAGAGATCATCAAAATAGCTCAACAGCTTTTCCAGTATTTCCGGGACACCAGTATCGCATAACTGTTCACCGAAAGCGGATAACGGGTTCCCTCGAATTGAACTCCGGCATATGGTACATAACACAGACGTCTGGAAGAGCTTACGATACAATTGTGGCGCCGACATCAACCAAAGATCTTGGTAACAGTTGGCAGGAAGCGACATATAACTTCACTTGTCCATCAGGAAAATCAAAAGGAAGCGTATATTTTCAGATAGAACAGCAGACAAACAATATCACAACTAAATGGTATATTGCAAATGTCATTTGTGTTGATATAACAGGCTTAAAAGGTGATACTGGAGCCAAAGGTGATAAAGGGGATAAAGGAGCAACTGGTCCTCAGGGACCACAAGGTCCTCAAGGCGTAAAAGGCGATAAAGGTCCTCAGGGAGATAAAGGAGCAACTGGAGCAACTGGTCCTCAAGGTCCACAGGGCGCTGCAGGTAAGGACGCAAATCAGGTAGTGCATACGGTAGATGGAAACGGTGAGTCAAATCTTTATGTCGAATTTGCTACAATAAAGATCACAGGTTCGTATGCAAATCAGCCAACAACATTTAAACTTGGCGGCAGAGGTTTTGAGACAACAGATGTCCAGTTTAGTTTTATCTCTGCAAATAACTCAGATCCTGGATTGGATTTTCTAAGATCTTCAGGCGAATGGTCGTTATGGATTTATAAAAAGTCTACTTCAACGTGGGGCCTTATAACAAGATTAAATGAATCGTGGGGACATCTGAGAGTATTTAACTATACTCAAGGTTCTGGTCCATATACAGTGACGTGGACATCAACCAAATTAGCTTCTTTACCATCTGGTTCAATTAATGCGAATCCTTTACAAGCAGCAAAAACAGCCACCAACTTTATGCAGTTTACTGATGGGACCGGATTGGAAGTTGGTAATAAAACCAGCGGATCTTGGTCTGGCTATCGGACTAAGATTTCAGCATCAGCATTTGAGATTCTTAACCGGGCAGGAACGACACTCGCATATTATGGTGATAAGTTGATCCAGCTTGGAAAGAACGCAAAAGATGCGGTTATTGAGTTATGTGGCGGTGTCGGTAAGATTTTGGTTGAAACAAAATCCGGCAATGCGGCTCTGTCAATCCAGAGCGAATATGTAGATATTAAAGGTGTCCACGAATCTGTATTGGAGACATCAAGTTCTTCTGGAAGCTGTATAGCCGGAGCTGTTGACGATTCTTTTGTTGTAAATACTTACTCGGATGCCAACAACAAAGCAAACTTCGATATTGGTAACGGTAGCATTATTCTTGAATCAAAGAAGAAAGGTTATCAGGCAGAGGTCGAATTTTATGGCTGTGGCTGGTCTGGAGGAGTGTATACTGGAGCGTTCGCACCGACCAAGGCGTACTCCGAAAAGATTATGTTAGGAGATAGTGGAAGAGTATGGGAGCGTTTGATTGTTAAAAACTCCCCACAGGTCACATCCGATCGCCGCGCCAAAACAAACATATTTCCACTCGGTGAGAGCAAGATCAATAAGACGGATATTCATTCAGAGCTGTTCGATCGCTTAAAACCAGTTCAGTATCGGATGATTGACGGTGATGGGCGCATTTGTTATGGATTCGTCGCACAGGATGTCGTAGAAGCCATGCGAGAACTCGGAATCCGAGAAGACGAGCTGGATCTGGTACACCACGACAGGAAGAACACTGAGGATGGCTATATTGATACCTATAGTATGGTATATACCAATTTGATTGCGGTAATAACGCATGAGCTACAGCTCGAAAAAGAAAGAAGATCGAACCTTGAAATAGAGGTTGCGGATCTAAGAAGTGAACTTGAATCCATGAGAGATAATATCTCTGGAGATGCAAATTAATTTTTAGGAGGACAAAACTATGGCAGTATCAGCAACTTACACAAAGGACATTCATTATTCTGGAATCATCACAGTTGACGGCGAGACCGTTGTGTCTATGGACGCCAATATGGATGCAAAACATCCGGATGTTCCAATCATCAATCGCTACATCAATAATGGAAGAAAGTACAGAGAGAACAAAACAGATATCGATGATATTGTTGATAAATTTGAAAATGACATCTGGACTGAATATGACAATTATGCAGCAGAAAAAACATCAGGATCGGATCAGAACACAGAGAAAAATAACAATCAAGGGGAGGAATGATGACAAAGTTGCAGATTATCTCAAGGCTCTGGTCGATAATCTATGATCTGATTTTTCTTGCCAAAGGAACGCCGACAAAGAGTTTGGAAGAAATAGAGACAGATCTTGACGTCATCGAACATGCATGCCGGAAGTACGCAGATATCGACGATGATGAAATAGCGTGAAAGGAAGGAGGTGCAAATGGAATTATTGATTGCTGCCGGTGTGCCGTCTGCGATCGTTGCTTTCTGTTTTTGGCTTCTGGAAAGACGTATCCAGAAACGGGCAGAAGCGGAGAAGATCGAACGGGCACGCAGGCAAAAAGAACAGGATGAGAAAGAAAAGAACCGTGAAGATCTGCAGTACATGATGCTGCGAGCTTTAGACGGCTCTCTTTGCTTATCAGAAGCAACAGCCAAAGCAGTGCAGAGGATTCCAGACGCAAAGTGCAACGGTGATATGCACGCAGCTTTAGACTATGAGCTGGAACGAAAGCACGATCTGGAAAATTTCCTGACGCGGCAGGGAGTGAATCACATCGTACATAAAGACGAACCGTAGATCCATAAAAGCGTAATCGGCTTTCTATGGTTCTTTTTATGTTTCGGTAAATAAATTACCACGAATACAATTTTAGATGCTCCACGCGGCTATACAAAGCTCACAAGGGTATCACGGGAGAATAAAACACAGGAGGAAACCAGAATGGAATTAATGAATGTATTATCGCAGATCCCACTGCCGGTTGTGGTTGCAGTAGTGACAGTGCTGGTGATCGTAACACTGGTGTGCGTATATCAGTACACGAAAATGAAAGGCCTTGATGGCATCAGAGGAGATGTCTATCAGCTTATCCTCAAAGCAGAGCATGTATACAATGCATCTGGGCAGGGAGAACAGAAACTGAAATGGGTAGTACAGCAGGCGAGATCGCTGCTGCCAAGGTGGCTGCAGGTGATCGTGTCAGAAGAAATGCTCATTAAAGTAATCGAAGAATGGTTTGCAGCAGTAAAAGATCTTCTTGACGACGGAAAGGTGAACGGGTCTCGGAAGAATTGAGAACCTAAGAAAGGAGCGTTTGCGAGAAATGGCAATAGAACGGAATACAAATACGGATATCCTGTTTAACAGTCTGATGGCTGCCGGCTGCACACTTTACGGCGCGTGCGCAGCAATGGGGAATATCTACGCAGAGTCCGGAGCGAATCCCCGGAATCTTGACAATCTTTGCGAAAATAAGCCTGGATACAAATACACAGATGCCACGTATACAGAGGCGGTAGACAGTGGAGAGATCACAAGAGATCTGTTCCTGCATCCGCTGGGAGACTCCAGACAGTATGGTTACGGCTTCTGCCAGTGGACGTCCGCTGGAAGAAAAGCTGGTTTATACGATATGGTTAAAACGAGAGGCGTGTCAATTGGGGACGCGAGGGTCCAGACAGAGTATATGCTGAGCGAATTGAAGACGAGCTATAAGAGCGTCTGGAAGGTATTGCAGACCGCAACCACCGTACAGGAAGCGTCTGATATCTTTCTGGTCAAGTTCGAGGCTCCGGCAAACACCGGATCATCAGTGAAGAAAGTAAGAGCTTCTTACGGTGATCAGTATTTGAAACTTTATCAGAAGAAGGAGGAAAACAAAGTGAGCAAAATTAAAAATGCAGTAGCAAGAGCAGAAGCGATCGCCCTGGATGATTCGCACGGTTATGACCAGGTAGACCGCTGGGGCAATCCGAATTATGATTGTTCCGGGCTGGTAATCAGTTGCCTGGAAGCAGCTGGAATCCCGGCAAAGTCCAGCGGAGCAACTTATACCGGTAACATGCCGGACGTTCTGCCGAAGATCGGGTTCAAGGATGTTGTAAAATCCGTGAATCTGGCAACCGGCAGTGGAATGATCCGGGGAGATGTCCTGCTCGGAAATGGGCACACAGCATTCTGCTGTGGAAATGGTAAACTGGTGCACGCAAGTATCAACGAGAAAGGAACGGTCACAGGAGGAAAGTCTGGAGATCAGACTGGTAGAGAAATCTGCATCCGCAGCTATTACAATAAGCCATGGGTTCATGTGTACCGTTATACCGGAGTGACAGCATCTGCATCCGGAACGGTTAATGTGAGAAATTATCTCCAGAAAGGCGATTCCGGGGACGCAGTAAAAGAAATGCAGAAAATGCTGATCAGCTGCGGATTCTCCTGTGGAAGTTCCGGAGTAGACGGTTCCTTCGGCGGAGACACAGAGAATGCTCTGCTTGCGTTCCAGGCATTTTACGGTTTAGAGCAGGACGGTAAGTACGGACCGGCATCTAAGGCTAAGCTGGTTTCTGTTTACAACGGAAAGACAGCAGCCAGTGTTCCGGAAAAGAAGAGCACACCGTCTTACACTGCCGGACACGAGTATACCTTGCAGGTAGAGCTGAAAGTCCGGACAGGTCCCGGAACAAACTACAGCGCAAAGAAACATTCGCAGCTGACGCCTGACGGTCAGAAGCATGACAAAGACAAGGATGGTTGCCTTGATGCGGGAACCACCGTAACGTGCCAGGAAATCCAGCGGGTCGGAAACGATATCTGGATGAAAGCACCGAGCGGATGGATGGCTGCCTATTACAGCGGACAGGCGTTCATCGAATAATTAGATAAATGTACTACATATGCCCTGGGTATCTTCGGATGCCTGGGGTTTTTGAGTTTCAAAGAACGTAAAAAGCCCCGGGGATCTCCGGGGCAAAAAGAAACGCCGTAGCAAAAAGAAACGCCGCAGCTACGCGGCGAAAAGAATTGTTCTTTTTTGTGGTCATTTCGGTTGTTCTGACCGTAGAAAAGAATAACATATATGCTTGAAGAATGCAATATCTTTTTGTCTGGTGGCAATGCCACCCATTTGCCACCGTACATGAAAGACGGTGATAGAAGTGAATATAGTCAAAATGCAAAACATTGAAAGAAAGTGCAGATTATGGTATCATCATAGAATTAGATAGATTAAGAAATGCCGTTTATGCTCTTATGCTGATATACGTGCCATGTGGAGACGGTTGTTCTTTTGTCCCAACTGAAACAAAAGCCGGCTGTATCTCACAGGTAAAGAGAAAATGCGGAATTGAGGTTGGAAAGAATTTGCGCGTTGCAACGAGGAGAATGGACTGCTTGCAGGGCAATTCGACGACTGCCGTGACAGACTTGGAACTTGTTCCAAGTCCTAATTTACCTAAAAATGAAGATAGCAGGCAACCGCAGTGTCCAGAAGATAAAGAGAGTGCAATTGAGGAGGTATTGAAGCATTTTAAGATGAATAGTTAATAAAGAGAGGTGCATATGCTATGCCAGGTATACTCGTGGTTGAAGATGATGAAAATTTAAATCGTGGAA